GTTACCTGTTTACGGATCTCGATCTTCATGATCAGAGAGTGTTGTTACCGCGTGAGAAGCTCGCGCCATGGCGAGCAGCGATGTCCACATCCTGCAGAGCAACAACGCGGACGGTGCCGGAGGTGCTGCCAGTGAAGGGATCAACCATCAGATCCAGACCAGAGAAGTAAGCAATGACGAGGTCGGAGAAGTTGCCGAACCAAAGGTCATTGCTTTCAACTTGGTTAGAGATCACAGCGCGATAGCCGTTGACCTCACCGCCTTGAAGGATGAATTGACCAGAGCCAGAATCCTTGGTGGCAGTCTTCAGGCTGCCAGCCATTGCAGAGTTCATGACATAGACAGGGCTGCCAAGCAAAGCATTGGCGCCAGCCACATCAGACTCAAGAGCCACAACCTCGGCGAAGGTCGGAGTGTTAGCAGCAAAGTCTTCGCTCAGAACACCAGTGGTGTCCTTCAGGCCCAGAGGCTGGTTGGAAGAACCGGAGCCATAGAGGCCAACGCGATCGATCTCAAGAGCCAGCACACGGGCGAGGTCGGTGCGCACCATGTTCTCCACGTCGATGGAGGACTGAATCATCAGCTTGCGGCTGAAGTCAGTGAAAGCACCGCAGGTCTTAGGAGTCAGAGAGACCTGATCAATGGTCTGCTGGGACTCGGTGGGTGAGCCAGATTCAGCGACCCAGTACGCGGTAGCAGCACCGGACTGGCGGGGGATGTTGATGTTGCCAGACAGGCCCGTCAGCACAGTTGCGCCAGCTTGATCCAGAGCGGAAGCGTTCCGCAGCAGATCGATGAAGTTGGCGGAATCGAGCTGGGTTTCGACGAGGTTGCCGCCAGCGGTGGCAGTGCCCACGTTCAGATCGCGACGCATCACATCCACAGGGATGGTGATACCACGGGAAGCGCGGCCCAGCTTGTCAGCTGCTGCCTCAGATGCCTCGATCTCAAAAGCAGCGGCCTCGCGGGCGTTGCGATCGGTCGGGTTGGCCAGGTAGTTGATGGCACGCAGGAAGGAGAAGCTGCGGCTCTCCTTCTCAGTGAGGCCAATTTCAGCGGCCTTCATGTTCACGGGCTCCTCTTTGATGTTGAGTTTTTCCAGCACGGCAGCCCGTGCTTCGTTGATTGAACGGCCAGACTCGACGAGCTGACGGCCCAGATCTTCCATGCCGTGCTTGTTGCACAGGCTGGTCACTTCAGCGATGCGGGAGCGCTCAGCCTCAACGGCCTCGGCCCGCACCACTTCCATGTCAGGCGTGGTGTTTTCCATTTCAGGAACAGGTGGTGTGGATATTGCTGCCGAGGCAGCGGGTTTGGGATCGGACTCCGAAAGAGAACGGCCGAAACCCACGGTTTGATCCGCAGGAATCGCAACGGCTGAGACTTCCGTAGGAGTCCATGAAGTAGCGACAAATTCGCCACTACTCCTCTCTTCCATCTTGTCGATGGCGTAGCCAAAGCTCACGTTTCGGATGATTCCGTCCCGTACGTCGCGCAAGACTTCCTGCGCGAACTCATTGCGGCTGAACCGCACGCGCGCATAACCGCGACGTTTTTCGTCATCGATATACGCACGCTCCACAACTCCAATCACACGATCAGGGTTGTGGTTGAACAACAGCGGAGCGCCGTCATTCAGGCGACTGAGATCAGCAGCGCCTTTCTCGTGGCTGAGAATTTCATTTCCGAAATAGCGAGCGACAGGCTGCTCACTTGAAAACGGAAAGTCATAAGTCCGATCTTCAACTTCATCAAATGCAGTGTCCTCGCTGCGCTTGTAGGTCTTGCCCTCAAGCCAACGCAGAGCCGCAATTTTCGTCAGCGCAGAGAAGCGATGGCCAACCTGGACATCAGTTTCTTCCCAGCCTTCGTCACCTTCGCGATAAACAGTGATCAAGGCAGCAGGGTCATCCTCGTCACCATTGATGGTGAATTCTGAGTCGGGCACATTGATCGAGCCATCGCGTTCAATGCGATCAATCTTGCCTTTGGCCTGCCCTCCAGCGCTGTTCCATTGGACAAAATCGCCAATAGAAAGCTCATCAGGCTCTGCCCTATTCGTGTCCATGCTCCTATCACGAATTTCTTTAATTCTATCTGCTTTGCCGCTACTCCACCTCATTCCAGCGTCACCTCCCCATGCCGCCCATGCGACTCTGCCTCGCGAGGGATAGCCATCCTCATTAGGCGTAAAACCTTCGCCTTCTTTGTCCCCAAGATGACGAGCAAACCAAGCGTTCATCGCAATCACAACATCAGGGCTCAGCTCATCACCACTCAGAATCTGTGTGGCCCTGCGTGCTGCAACTTCAGTCCCGCCCGCTTCGCCGTCAGCTTTCCAATCGCGATAACGCTGCGCCTCTTCCCTCATGCCTTCAGTCGGCATCAGGTCAATCTCAACGCCTTCAATCGTCGCCATCTTCCTGCACCTCCTCCTCGTCAGATACCGGCGGCTCAGTGTCTTCAAAAGCCGGGATGGCGCCCATGCCTAAGCCAGGCTGAACACCACCGCCACCGTTGACCTCGCTGGGATCGGTGTCGGTGATGATGTTCTTCTCATCCAGCATCGCCAGCTCAGCCTGACGCATCGTCAGGACCTCTTCAATGTCACCGCCTTGCTCGCTGATGACTTGGCCAAGTGTCTTGAAGCCGCTGCGGACTGCTGCCTTATAGGCCGCAACTTCTTTCTGAGGATCGACCCATTCCCAGCTGCGTGGCACCCACTTGCTGGCGCGATAACGATCAGGGTCTGTTTCGTAACCCGGCAGGTTCAGCGTTCCGCTCAGAACTGCCATGTCCATCCATTTCTCGAAAACGATCTGATGGAAGTTTTCGATGAAATAACGCTGAAGACACTTGTATGTATCCCGCTCCTCAAGCAAGCTCAGCCGGCTGCTGCTGTAGTTCGATTGACTGTAATTCTTCGAAATGCTTTCGAAACTCACGCCGATTCCAGCGGCCGCGGCCCGCAGCATTGAACGCGTAAACGCTTCAAGCTGCCCATCAGGCGCGTCAAGCTGCGGCACCTCAACCGATTGGCCGGGGTCCAGGTACTTGAACACGCCAGGTTGAAAGTCTGTGACGCGCTCACCATCAACAATGTCATCACCCACCAGCTCACCCTCAGGGCTGGTGATAAATCCCATCAGCGCGCTGCTGGCGCGGGCACGAACAAGCTCAGCGTTCTCGTAACCATCCAACATGTGGAGCCGCTGCAACGCTGATGCAAACCAAGTAACGCCGCGCGTCTGACTAGGACGCTCAGGGATAAACAGATGGATGACATCATCAGCATCAACACGGATGCGGCGCGTCGTGCGCACATTGCCGGCGTAAACATCGCCGGGATGATTGGCATAGAAGTTGTAAGCGATCGGGCGCAGATACTCATCCCGCTCAATGCCCATGCGGACGGTCTTGCCATCCTTTGTGGCCTGGACGTCGTCATCGATCAGATAATCCGACTCCAGCACCTGCAGCGCAAAAGGAATGCCGCTGTCGCCAAAAGGTCGGCGGATAATCCTGATGAACACCTCACCGGACTCAGCCAAGCTGCGGCACAGCAGCCGCTCCATGTCATAAAAACTCAGCAGACCGCTGACATCACAACGGCTCTTGTGGCTCCAACGCTTCCAAGCTGCATGGATACGGGCATTAACAGCCTCATCCATCCGACCGCCACGCTGCATCCGGACCTGTGACTGGTGATAGATACCGTGACCAATGACGTTATTGGTGATGCTCCTGAGCGCCTGCTTTGCATAGTCGTTATCCCTGCAAAGTTGCCGCGCCCGATTGCGCAACATCTTGATGCTGGACTTAATCTCACTGTCTGCACTGGTGCCACTCGTCACCCAGTCAGCAGTTAGCCGGCTAACTCTCGCGCCCGCATAACTACGGCGACGCTGAGGCCGCTCACGCCTGAACAGTTCGCGGAAAGCAGATCGAACGCCCATCAGAATCTCACGAACATGTTGTGGGGATTGCCCTGGCCATTGCGAATCAGATCAGCTGTCTGCTCACGCTTAACCTCAGCCTTCAGTTTAGTTTCCAAAGCCAGCAAATCTGCTAACTCATACTTCTGCAAATTACGCCCTGCGATTGAATAACTCTTGACGGCACCACCGTCGAGAATCGTGCGGATTGCGGCCTGTACTTGATCAAGGTCAACTTGCGCACGGCTGCGGCCATCAAAGGCGCCGGGAGTCCCTGTGTAGGCAAGGCTGGCGATTGCCTTGAACTGACCTTCGCCGGCTAGATACTGCGTCGAGCCGCTGACTGCTACAAGCTGAAAAAACCAATTCCCAGCAACCCAGTCATCAGTTGTTGATGACGGAATCGTGATGCGCCATCCATCACCTTGATCAGTGCCTTCAACAGAGGCGCCTTTTTCTGCCGTATTGGTCCGCCCGTACCAAGTCAGCGTGTAACTGTTGTCGATCGTTGTGCCAATGCTGTTGGCAAAAGACGGCACGTCGAAAATTACGGTGTCGCCGATCCTGATCTCAGCCGGATGTTTAATCACCAGTTGTTCACGAACGACGGCGCCGCAACTGCTTTAGGCGTTGCTTGCTTCGATCTTAGCGGCTGCTCCAAACGCTTTTCCAACTGATCCCAAATTGTTCGCCGATCGTATTTGCGATAGAGCAACTGCAGACAGGCGTACGCATAAATCAATGTGTCCCAGCTCTCGTTCCTTGCGCCGCCTTTCTTCACCCATATGCGCTCAGGGAATCCGTTGCGGAATTTGATGGCCTGTTTCTCAGCCGTGAGCATCTTGAAATACTCCTCACCAGTCGTCGCATGAAAGTGCAAGTAACCCTCACCGCGCTCGGTGTATTTCAAGCGCCCAGCCATGGTGTTTTTGATTGAATGAACGCCAACAGGGAATAGCTGCGCCCCGTTTTTGACGTTCTTGCCCTTTGCATTGATGTCAACCCTTGTGGCCTTGCCGATCGCAGGCTTATCGCGCTGACTTGAACCCTTAATGGCAATCACGCCTTGGGCTCTGCGCTCCCTGGCGTACTGGTAAACCTCAGACGTTGCCAAACCGCCAGAGTCAACAGCAATGAAGTCAGCCTTTAGCTTGTAGCCAAGCTCATGTGGCCACTTGCGCGTTACGAACTCGTCTAGCCGCTTCCAAACCTCAGAGCGCGTCGGGTCCCCTGCAATCTCGACGTACTGAATCAGCCAGCCCTCTTCCTTGCGGCCCCAGCCCCAAACGCTGATCGCCAATCTCTCCCCAAGCGTTCCGCCGCCACCCTGCACGTCAACACCGATCGTGACGGCCAAGACACCAGCCGGCAGAATCCCCTCCTCATAGTCCTCGCAGCGTTCAACCAAAGCTTCAGCACTCATCGCGCTGCTGTAATCGTCAGACCACGTTTGCCCCAGCGTGGTGTTGATCCACACCCGCAGCTGCTCAGGGTTTGACTTGGCCTCTAAAAACTCAGCAACGAGATCAGCCCACCGTGCATTCGGGCTGTAGCTGTATGCCGCCCAGATGTGGAAACCTGCGTGCTTACCGTTGCCTGGCGCAGTAGCCCGCCACTCACCGCGCTCAACCATCCACCGTTTCTTGCTGTGCGGGATCAGAACGCCACAACCCTTGCAGGCATAGGCAGCAGTCTCCGGATCGTTGTTGATCCACTTGATGTTCTCCCACTCCAGCACCTGCATCTCCCCGCATTCAGGGCATGGCACGAAGTAGCGCCTTTTATCTGACTCCTCG